TGCTTTTGCAAAGAAAATAAAACAAAAAGGAGCAGTAACAAAACTACTTGACGTTATATGGCAAGTAGGTAAGTCTGGTGCAGTATCACCAGTAGCAATACTAGAGCCTTGTGTTATAGGAGAAGCAACAGTTTCGAGAGCAACATTACATAATATTTCAGTAATAGAAGCACTAGACCTTGAAATAGGTTGTAATGTTGAAGTTATAAGAGCAGGGGAAATTATACCCCAAGTAGTAGCGAGGGTAGATTAATGTATCTAGCAATGGAATGTGGAGCATGTGGTAAACCTAGAATGGATTGTACGTGCACACAAGAAGAAGTCCTGAGTAAAACAGGCAAAGTAGACTTATCAGTCTTTCTTGGTGACGGAGTTATGGGAGAAGTTTTTAAAAACTCAAAAGGTAATTATGGAGTTGACTATTATATGGGAGACAAACTAATAAAAACAGAAGTATACGAAAACCATAACGAATTATATGCAGAGAATGCAGCAGAGAATTATACTCTAGGAATTAAGAAGATTGAGGAAGTTTAATTCAACAATAAAACTATGTGTAAGGACAGATAAAGATATCGGTCCGTTGACTATGGATGAACAAGTCAAGATAGTTAAAAAAGCAATGAAAGATAGAAAGTTCTATCTTGAATCTATAAATAAAAGTGAAAAAGTTTAAAAAGCGTAGAGCATTTCCACTTCCCCCTAACCCTTGTGGAGAGTGTAAATTTTATGAACCAATTCACAATATCACACCAAAATTAAGTGAAGGTTGGTGCAGAGTATCTACACATACAGCACTTGTACTTTCAGAAGAAACTTGTAATAAATGGCAACCGAAAATAAATTAAGAGAAAAACTAGAACTTCGTATGCAAATCTTACAACAGATGATGGAAAGAAATATGCATATAAAAGACCCAAAGACAGTAGAAGAATTCTTGGATAGAATAACATACTGTTGGGGAATTATGAACGAAGAAGATAGAGATTATGTTCATGGTTGTCAGTTTGCATTGGAAGAAAGAATTGTCTGGAGTTTATAACCAAACTTACTTCAATAATCATCCTCATGAAAAAGAACGTGAGGGTGTATTATATGGAGTGATATTAGTAAATACAAAAACCTTTGAGCGCGAGTGCATCAAAGTTGGAATCGCTAGTGGCAAGGACTGGCGTCACGTTATCAAAAGAAGTCGTGGTTTTAAAGGGTATGAGTTGCGTATTCAACGAACATACCACGACACCATATACAACTGCTGGAAATACGAACAGGAGTTGCACAAAGAGTATGAGCATGATAGTTATGCCCCAAGCCAAAAATTTGGTGGGCATACAGAGTGTTTCAAAATTGATTCTAAAATATTATCCCACTTTCCAAAAAATAAAACTTGACTTTTGGTTAAAAAGTTTGTATAATATTATCATTAATTGGGAGAAAGACAAACATTGAAGAAGATAGTACCGCCAACAAACTGTCCAGCATGTTCAAGCGTGTTGGAGTTTGTAAACGACCAACTATTTTGCAAAAACAATCTTTGTCCCGCACAGTCAGCGAAGAAACTAGAACACTTCGCTAAAACACTTAAAATCAAAGGACTTGGTCCAGCAACCATTGCTAGACTAGGTCTAGAAGATTATCATGATATTTATTCATTATCCCAAGAAGAAATATCTTTTTTACTGGATTCTGAGAAATTAGGTACAAAGCTACACGCAGAAATAGAGAAATCAAAAGGCGTTGACCTAATCACTCTTCTTCCAGCTTTTTCGATACCGCTGATAGGCACAAGTGCTTCAAATAAATTAGCAAAACACATCTCAGCACTATCTGAGATAACCCCAGAGATATGTAGTGAAGCAGGTCTGGGTCAGAAAGCGGCGTCGAATCTTGTCGATTGGTTAGTGAACACTTTTCACTTTCACGGCTACCATAACTTACCCTTTTCTTTTACTTGTAAAAAACAAGAGGTTAGTCAATCTAACACAAAGGGAACAGTTTGTATATCAGGTAAACTTAAAAGTTATCCAACTAAAGCAGCCGCACAACAAGTATTAGAAAAATACGGTTATGTTGTAAAAAGCAATCTTACAAAAGATGTTACTATACTATTGAATGAAAGTGGTATAGAAAGTTCAAAAACTAAGAAGGCAGAACAAATGGGTATAACAATATTTAATAACATAAAACAAATTTTAGAGGACTAAAAAATGGCATTACCAAAATGGACAGATGAAAGAACTCAACAATTAGTAGATTTTGTTGGTTCAGAAAGCCCTATCTCTCAAGCTACAGTTGCTAACGCAGCTGATGAATTAGAAACTTCAACAAGAAGTGTCTCTTCAAAGCTAAGAAAAATGGGTTTTGATGTTGAATTAGCTTCAGCATCTGCTTCTAAGTCTTTCTCAGACGAGCAAGAAGCAACTCTACAAGCATTTGTTACTGACAACAGTGGCAACTATACATATGCAGAAATTGCATCACACTTTGAAGGCGGAGCATTTTCAGCTAAGTCAATTCAAGGTAAAATCCTTTCTATGGAACTTACAGAGCATGTTAAACCAGCTCCTAAAGTAGAAACAGTTAGAACTTATACTCCTGAAGAAGAAGGAACATTCGTTGAGATGGTTAACGGTGGTTCTTTTGTTGAGGAAATCGCAGAAGCTCTTGGCAAAAGCGTTAACTCAATCAGAGGTAAAGCTCTTTCTCTATTAAGAAGCGGCGACATCAATGCTATTCCTAAGCAGAAAGAAACTAAAGGCTCAAGCAAAACAGACGTACTTGCTAACTTAGACATCACTGGAATGACAGTTGAAGAAATTGCTGACGAGATTGGCAAAACTGTTAGAGGTGTAAAAACTATGCTAACAAGACGTGGTCTACAATGTTCAGACTATAACGGAGCAGCTAAAAAAGAAATCGGTTAATTAACCTATTTTGATTTTATCGTGTAGGGGAGGTGTTTTCTCCCCTACTTTTTGTTGTATATTTTACTTGGGAGAGTGTCTTGAATATTGCGTCTGCATTACTAAAACAAATTATCGTTCAAAAAGACTTAGACACATGGGCTAAGTTAAAAGAACATTACCTACCTGGCGAGTACCAGCCGATATTTCACATTCTTGATAAACACATAGATAATTATCAAGACCTTCCTAAATTCGAAGACCTGTCATATGAAGTTCGAGACAGGCAACTACAAGAAAAAATATTTGCAATCGAATCAGTTGAAGTCGAGGTTGACGCTTGGCTTTTACTTGACTATTTAAAGAATGAATATGCACAAGTAGAAATACTAGATGAACTTGATAGGTACATAGATAATACAGTTGCAATGGCAAGTGCCGAAGAAAATATAGAACAACTACAAGAAATAGTTTTAAGAGTAAGTGACAAGGTAGATGTCAAACCACCCGAAGAAAGTATGCAGAGTATATCTCTTTTCGAGGATGACACAGAACTATCTCGTTACTTACCCTTAGGACTTAATAGTGAGTATGACTCACAAATTCAGTTCTCTCCCAAAGACTTAGTGCTTGTTGGTGGCAGACGAGGTGCAGGTAAATCTCTTACTTGTTGTAACCTCGCAGCGAATGTTTACGAACAAGGAAGAAGTGCTTTGTATTTTACAATCGAAATGGATAGTAGACAAATTCTACAAAGGATTTGTTCTATTGCCACAAAGATACCATTGAGACGACTAAGAAGCAAAATGCTGTCTGCTGAAGAGTGGAACTTAGTCGGTGGATGGTGGGCAGGTCGCTTCGACGGTGGACATGACTTATTACCAGAGTTTGAAAAAACTCATGACTTTGAGGATTTTCACAAGAAGTTGACTAAACTTCCTTTGCACAAAGAGAAACAACTCGATGTGATTTACGACCCTGCTCTTACACTCTCTAAGATTCAATCCGAGTTAGATAAAAAGATTAATCAATTAGATGTAGGAGTAGTTATAGTTGACTATCTAAACCAAGTTCGCCGCCACAACGCACCTAGTCGTGCAGGGCAGTATGATTGGACTGAGCAGATTGAAGTCAGTAAGAAAATGAAATTATATGCACAAGAATATGAAACACTATTCTTTGCACCATACCAAACAGATGCTAGTGGTGAAGCTAGGTTTGCAAAAGGTATACTAGATGCTGCTGATGCGGCATATGCTCTCGAAACATGGGAGCAACAAGATAACTGTATGACTTTTAATTGTACGAAGATGAGAAGTAATCGTATGGAAAGTTTTACAAGTGTAGTAGATTGGGAGACTCTGAAAATCGGACCCCAGTCAGCAATTAACCCCAAAGAGCGTGAAGCTTTAGAAACAAGTATGAAAACAGGAGAAGGTGTAGATGACATCTGAGGAATTGATGGAAAAACTAACTGAAATACATCCGATGAAACAAATAGTATATGCTGCAATAATACAGGCAGTTATGTTTTTTGGTATGCTTGGTGCTTTTTGGATAAACAGTAAAGTATTTTAATGGTTTTATATACAGAAGAACAATTATTACAAGCATACGCTGAATATATTGCAAAACTTAAAACAATTGACAGTGGTATGATAAAGGTCAGATTAATTCTTTCACTAGAGGAATTTAGAAAGATGTATGAATCTGAATATGAAGAACAATTATTTGATGAAATGGAGAATAAAATTGACAAAGACAGAAAAGGCGGCTCTTAAAGAGTCAGTAGTACAGGTCGGAGCTGCTCTATTAATCAACTTTCCATTGCAAACTTTTTTGCTTTGGCTATTTATAGAACAATGGCAATGGACTAGTGCATTTCTTATATCACTTACAACTACTTTTATTTTTACAGTAGTAGCACTAATCAGAACTTACATGATAAGAATGGAAATTGAAAAAAGACGCAGACACGGAATATGGAGAAAGCAAAGACGTGGCAGCAGATAGAATTAGTAAAGAAACAGCAGAGTTAGTTAATATACCCCCGTTTACGGTGGAAAAAAGGTCTGTGAAGTTTTTACTAAATCAAAAGAAGATATATCAAAATATCGAAAGAGTGCCCTTAAATACAAA